ATATTCAGGAAGTTTCATTGCTCCTGAAACAATTTTTTGTGCATAGCCTGCGAATGCTTTAGGATTAATTATTTCATTAAAATTTTTAATTGGATTAAAAGGTATGTTTTCATTTTCTCGTGCGGCCATGGTCATTTTTAAAAAATCTGAATCTGGATTGGGTGAGCCCTCAGAAAAATTAACTCGGCCACCTTCCGCTGCCATATATTGATCATCTATTTCTGGGATGTCCATAGAATTTCTATTATTAAAGTCTTCAATCAATCTTCTTTTTTCTGCAGCTTCTGATTCAGGCGCTTCATCTGCAGTTCCAATTGCACTATCTCCAAATTTATCTTTAATTTTATTAACTGCGTCTTCTAAAGAAGTTCTTATTTTTTTACCTATTTTTGTTTCTTCCCCCTTGCCCATATTATGAAATGGATTAGTTCCGTCAAATCCTTTTTGGTTTTCATATACTGCTAAAGTTGTTGGTAACATTTTTTGTACATCTTTTGGTAATAAATTAGATCCAGCAATAACTACGGATTCCGGTAAATTATATCCAGCAGCCATTGATGTAAAAAAATCATAAGGAGTTAAAACAGCAGCGTCCAATTTTCCTGGCACTAATGTTTGAAATATTTTTCTACTAGGTGAACCTCTTTCTAATTTAGAAAATAAATTTAAACCTTTTGATTTTATAGAATCTCCAAAATTTCTAAGAGTTTTTATTTTTTTATCATAGTTTAATTTTTCTTCTTTAAATTGTGTAAGTTCATCTTTAGTCATGTCAATAAATTTTTTATCTTTACCTTTAATTCCTGCAAAAGATTTTTTTGCATTAAAACCTTTAGGTTCTAATGTTGTACCTGATTCGTTTATTCGGTAATATCCGGTATAATTTTTAGTTATATTTCCTTTTTTAGAAACAATATCGTCTCTAGCTTGTTTAGCCTGTGCATTTAGTTTCATTCTCTCTTTGTTAAAATTATCCGAAGACATGTTTGCTTTATTTTTAACTAATTCTACTTGTGCTTCGCCTATGGGTTGAGCTATTTTATCATATCCTGATAAAGATCTATTTATTCTAGCATCACCAATTCCTGTTGTTTTAAGTGTAGTGGGTTGAACTTTAGGATAAGGATGAATAAAATTTAATGATGAATCCCCTTTATAAGAAAGTTCTGTTCCTTGTAGTGGTATTATTTTACTTTTCCGTTTAGCTGCAACTGCGTACTTGCCTTTTTGGTCTGTTTTAATTATGTGTTTATTGGTTTTTTTAAAAACTAATTCATTTGTTCCTTTTGCACCAAATTTGTCAACTTCTTTTCGAGTAAGATATTCTATACCTTTATTTTTTTTATTTGGGTCTGGATTAAATTTTTTAGAAGCCCTGCTTTCTCCAGTTAAATCTTTTGCGTTCATTGGGTCCAGTTTGTCTCCAATCTTCATTGGAGGTGCGTTATCAATAATTTTTTGTAATTCTTTTACAGTTCTTTCAGTAGAAAATTGATTTTTTTGTTTTTTTAAATCTTTTTGAAATTCAAATTTTTTAACTATTTCTTCATTTTTTAAATCAAACCTATCACCAAACGTATAAGACGTTGATTCATAGTTCCCGGTTACTGGATTTACTATAAACTTTTTCATGTTAATGAAATGATACCTCCTTTTGCTTGGTTTGGTTTATCATCCGGATCAAAATAATCATCAAAATTTTCATCATATAAGGATGTTGGTTCTTCGCTAAGCGTATCGTCTACAAGATTATCTATTCTATCTGCTAAAGCTTTTCTTCTACCTATTTCTAAAACTTGATCTTCTGGCTCCATTTTTAAAATGGCACTTGCTTCGCTTGTTGATATACCAAGTTCCTCTGCAAGTTTTTTAGCCGGTTTAATATTCTGTGGACCAAAATCTGTTTTTTGAAAGAAGTCCATAGTTCCATCCTCATACTCCACGAACTTTTGACCTTTTGGTAAAGGTCCACTTAAAGTATCAAACACATTTTTATTATTAGCAAGTTCTGGTTTAGCTTTTATCTCTGCAATAAATTCTGGAAACTTTTTTAGTACATAAGGGTCTTTACTTGTTTTAATAGTATTTTCTAATCTTGCAATTAACACTTGTGCTTTTGTAAATTTACCTTGACCTGCTTTTTTAGGAATTAAAGTTTCAGTTATATCACGTAAGACTGCATCTTTATCAAGAACACCATCTTTATCAAATAGATAATCAATTCCTTTTTTGCTCTCATCTGCGGGAGTTCCTTTAATGTACTTAAATTTATCTAAAGGTATGGCATCTAGTTTAACGCCATTTTTCATTCTTAGTTTATCAAACATTTTAATATTACCACCTACTTCTTCTGTAATGTTTAAAGCTGTTAATCTATCTTCTGAAACTCGTAAACTAGATTGTAAATCTCTGTAAGCCCCGTGACTCCTAGGAACCATTAATCTATTTTGTTCGTTTATTTGTTTCATTATCTGTTCTCTAGTCTTGTCAAAAAACGCCTTGTCCATAGTAATGGGTTTACCATACATATCTAATGCATTAGGATCCAAGTATTCTGGATCAGCATAACCTTCGTCTATCATTGTTTTTGTCATTCTATCTTTAGGAGTTATACTTTTACCCCCTTCAATAACTTTTGGTTCAAAACCTTTAAAACTGTCTGCTTTTAAGCTGTCTGCTTTAGAAGCTGAAGTGTATGCTTCAAATATCATTTCCGGATTTTTTTTCTCTGCAATAAGACCATCCTCTAATTTTTTAATTTCTGATTTTAAAGTTCTTTCAAGTTCCGCGTTCTTAACAATATTATTTTTTTGAACTTGAGTTAAACCTAAATTATTATCTAATGCATATTGTAAATCTTGCGTAAGATTTGGTGACATTTTATTTAGTTCTGTTTTAAGCACAGCATATCTATTAGCTGCTGTTCCATCCATTTTAGAATTTATAAGATCACTTTTTATTGGATTGGATAATTCTGAATTAATTGTTGTAAGTTCACCTCTCTCTACCTTAGATTGTATTCTAAGAACAACTGGTTCGTTACCTGGAATAACTGGTTCTAATTGTTCTGGTGCTTTAACACCTGTTGCTTGTTCAGCAAATTCTTTAGCTATTTTTTCTCTACCTCTACCTAATAAATTAGAAAAGTATCGAAAGGCCTCAAGAAATTTTTCTTTACTTTTTTTATCTTTTAAAAATATGTCAATAGTTTTTGCCATTAATAATAAACCTTTTTTCTGGGTTGAGTTTTTTCATCTACATAGTCCTCCGGGTGGGTTATTAATCCGCCCTGCCTAAATCGCATGATCGCTTGTGTAGTCGAATCAACAAGGTCATCATGATCACCATATGGAAACGCTGCACACTCTTCAATTACTTCTTCTGCAAATTTTTTATCTGGTGCCCATATCATACCAGACTCAAAAAGCGGTGCGCAAGCATTTACTCTAACATGCTTATCATTTCCTCTGCTAGGTGTAAAGTTAACAACTGGTATATCCATCTGCCTCAATTCATAGGTCAGAGGCAATCCTGAAGCCTTTGCTTCTACGATTACCGTCTCTGGATACCAATACTTGTATTGCTCCAAAGCTAATCTACGTAGTTCTGGAAACTCATATCTACCCTTTATAGCATCAAGAAGTATTAAATTAGCCGCTGAGTCTTCTGTTGGGTAAAATACCCCCCACGTTGTAATGGCAGAATAATCGGCAGTTTCTTTTTTCATGAAAGCCGTATCGTAAGATTGTATCACATGTTGAAGAGGTGGTATAGTATCTTCTGTATATTTTCTCCACCACTCACGTTTAAGTATTGCACCCTCTTCTGACGTTGGGTTCTGCATCCACTGTGCATTCCATTTGCCAACAGGTAGAGTTGCTTTTACTTTTTCTAACTCATCTAGCTTCCAATACTCTGGCCATACTGGTGCAGCCTTATCTGTTCCTTGGTCCATGATTGCTGGAAATTCGACCACGTGCCACTGATCAGACTTAGGTTCTTTTTGTTTTGATAGTAAAATTCCTGTTAGATCTTTTGTAGACCATCTAGTCATAACCAAAATGATTTTACCACCTGGCTGAAGCCTTTGTCTTGGTCCTGATGTATACCACTCGTAAGCATTCTCTAACGCAGTAGACGACATTGCGTCTTGCTCAGAATGTGGATCATCAATTATTAAAAGGTCAGCACCCCGTCCGGTGATGGCACCGCCGACACCAGCTGCAAAATATTCTCCGCCTTGTGCTGTTTCCCACCTACCGGCTGCTTGAGAATCTTCTTGTAACTTTGTAACAAATATTTTTTTATATTCTTCACTGTCAATCATGTGCTTGGCTTTACGGCCAAACCTAATTGCAAGTTCTCCTGTGTGGGTTGCTTGAATGATTTTGAGTTTTGGATTACGGCCCACCATCCACGCTGGTAATAAGTGAGAGGCAAATTCAGATTTAGTATGCCTAGGTGGCATATTAATAATTAATCTATTTATTTCACCGGTTGCTAGTTGGTTAAATTTTTTTGCAATATGTCTGTGGTGTGAACCTTCAATGAACTCAGGCCAAACGCATTTAACAAAAGACATGAAGTCATCTTTAGCTTTAGTTTGTATCTGTCTTTCAGCATGCATCACCTGCAATTTTAAAAATTCTTTTTTAATATCAGAAGGGAGCTTACTTATGTCTACTTTATTATTTAAAATCATAAAAAATTTTTTAAAATTTTTTTGCATCCTTATAAGATGTTTAATAAGTTTTTAACAGCATTGACTGTCTAAATCAAGCAATACAACCTATAATTGTAGGATCCCTATCTCTATATAGGTGATAGGGTCTTTGGTTCGTAGCTACATTGAGAATGGGTGTGGTACCTCTATTGAGTGGTAGCTGGCGCCCCGCAGGGGCGCTACAACCTGTGCTTGTTAGTCTAGTAATGTCATGTATGCTGGTGCATTTAACCTGCTAAACTTATTTAATTTCTTTTGCATTGTATCGTAGTCCGCTCCCTCTTCTGCTGTCTTGATCTCTATGTATAGTTTATGTTCCTTCTCAGTTAACATTGCTGATTGACCTGAGTAAGGGTTAGTTGTTTTTATTAGCTGAGCCATTCTTAATCCTTTGTTGTAGTTTATATAACTTACGATCGTAATAGATCTCCATGTTTACTGCTATGACAAATAGTACAAAGCCACTCAGTAAGAATGTTATGCCTATGTATAGTAACGTATTGTACATTGTGTATCCTTTCGTTTGTTTATAGTCCTATATTATCCTAGTATAGATACTATGTCAAGTGTAATAATAAAGTATTATTACTGCACCTATAAACCCTATTATAAGTTCAACCATTGTTTCCCTTCTGTTAATCTATTTGATAGATACAATATATTAACGCAACTATAACTATGTTTACTGTCCATATTCCTAGTGCTATTTCATATCCTGTCATTAGTTTAATCCTCCCTCATATCTAATCTTTACACCACCTGTTGCGGTTCTGTATCCATTAGCATCTACATCGAAGTAAGTCATACAAGGTTTCATATCCTTGCTAGTCCATTCCTTACAATC